AAAATCACCACCACCCCCAGATACCATCGGTACTGGGGTGGGATATGTAGTGATATTATTTTGGCCTCGGCCTTCATTACTATAATTGGGATTGTTTAGCGCAGCAGCTTCTGCTCCTCTATTTCCTCGTCCTTCATTGCTGTAGTTGGTATCTTCGCCTGTACCGCCAAACCGAAGATTTTCGCCGCTAGAAATAGAATTAATAGTGCCTTGAATATTACTTGAAACAGTATCTCCATTCGATCCTACTACTCCTGGCTGATTGAAATTTCCAAGTGCCATAATTGCTGATGGAGTTACTAAATCCGAAAGAGAAGCTGGAACATTAAGACTTGCGATCCCCTGAATAGCTAAGTTAAATGAATTTTGAGATTGTGGAGTTATAAAGCTTGAACCTCCTCCAATTCCTCCACCAGTACCGCTAGACGATGAACCGACACTTGTTGAAGATGATCCAGCATTCGAAGATCCAGAGGTGCCACCGCCAGCATACAAATCGGTATTACCCCAACTATTGATTTTATTTGGACCTGTGGTCTTACAAGAAATAGCATCATAACTAACGGTACAAGTCATCATACTTCCAGCTGTTTGCTCCATATTAAGTTCATCAAAATCAAAAGAATCAATACGAGCATTAATTAGCTTAAAGATATTTGTAGCAACCCCGTTACCAAAAATTTGTTGAATTTCAACAGTCTGTCCAGCTGAATAACCATTATCATAAGGAACAGTAGATGAAAATTCTGCTCCACCGATAATTGATGCTTTTCCATTTCCTTGATTTGATCTAGCTGCAGTATACAAAGCAAAGAACGAATTAACAGTATTACCAATTTCATCAAGAAATGTAAAAGTCAATGGATCGAATGATGTGCTAGTTAAAACTTTTGTTCGGAAGTTATAGTAATTTACTTCGGTATGATTAAATCGAACTTTTGGTTTATCACAACGATGTACAAAATACGAAAAATTACCACCAGGAAATCCTTTAAAGTCTACTTTAAAGAGAAATTTGAATTTAGGGTGATGATTATTAAGATCGTCTGCGTAATGAACACTTTCAAATTCCCCAGATACTCCGCGAACAGTAATTCCAGGGGATAGTGCACCAATACCAGTAGCCTGGGAAAGAATCCGCATCCCAGCATTAGCTAAAGCTAAATCGCCCGGGGAAAGATTTTGTTGATTATAATCCCCGATTGCACCAATTAAATTTGAGGAGGCATCAACGGCAAGATCTACGCCAACCTGGTGGAGAGCGTCGTTTATTGCTGACATTATTTGTCCTTCAGCACTACTTTCAAAGCAGAGCTAAGCTTTGCAACTTCTTGATCAGAAAATTCAGCCCGATCTTTTTCTACCATGCCAGAGTTTGTAATTCGAACATATCTTCCCTTACCGGTAGATACCAGAATGTCATCTGGAAACAATGTCATTAATATTTCATTATTAGACTTGCTTCCACGGAATTCCAACCATTCAGTAGTTTTCCCAGTTTCACAAAGATAAAGTTTTTTCTTAACTTGAATTACTTTCGGAGAACCAACCGCTTCAGATAAATCTTGAGCTTCTTTAACTTCTTTTGGCTTTTCTTCTTTCGGCTTTGGCTTTTCTTCTTTCGGTTTTTCTTCCTCTTTCGGCTCTTCCTTAGGCTTTTCGTCGTCATCTTCAATCTTTTCACCACGAATTAGTTTCACAAGATCTCGGACCAACTTAACAGCGTGTTCATTTGGGGAAGTTCCAAGATGGATCTCTCGCAGAACTATTTCACCATCGATATCAAGATAATTAATCTTCTTCTTAGAAGAAACCTTATGCTTTTTGTACAGAGATTTGATTTGCTTATCAAGCTCTCCACCTTGAATAATCTTGAGAGGAGTTAATGAATTGATTTCAAATTCACCAGAATCAGTACTATTATCAAACGTAAGTTTGATACCCTTTCCTTTTGCATCTACTAACTTACTACGAGTATTAGCCACCCCGAAAAAGATTGGTTTCTTGCTTCGCTTCTCATCAACAACTGGTTCACACTTTTTACTGAAAAGTAAAGTTGAGATTTTATTAAGATGAGGCTTTGCTTCTTTTACCGCCTCGCCCTTTTCACTAGTGGCTTCGGCGGATTCTTTTAGAAGAGTTAATTCGAGGATTTTCATAATAGTATTTACAAAAAAGAAGAGGCGGGCCGAATCGGACCGCCTCAGTTTAATTCAACGTAAATTACACTTGAATCAATCCACCGATAGCGGAACCTGTAATAGCTGGTACCAGTACCTGACGAACGTGATCAAAACGCATAGTAAGATTAATCGTAACCTTTTCACCAGTCGAATAATCAAGGTCAGTATAGTCAACTGCTTGTAAGAAGCAGCCTTCATATTTCCATGATTCAACAACGGTTTCATTACCGTCTAGCATATCTAACTGACAACCAAACTTATATCCAAACGCCGTAGCTTCAGTATTCAACCATGGCCCTGTTGCACCAATTAAACGTTGCTGACGTTCAAGTTGAGTCTGAACTGCATTTGAAGCTCGATTAGTTACATCATCTTCAACTGTCATTGTACATGGTTCAAAGGTATGTTTACCAGCGACATATACACGAGAGTTATAACGATCAAGTTGAACTTCTTCGTATGAAAGACTTGGACGAGTGAAAGTAATTACTTGAAGCGACAGATCGGTTGAAACACCACCGGTTGATCCGGTAGTTCCTCCAAGACCGACGAAAAGAGCACGCCAACGGTTCTTGTGCTTCGGATGAAGTACACCGTTACCTACTCCTGCGATACCTACTTGTGACAGAGTTGCCATTTTAACTTTTCTCCTGGTCTGGGTGGACCGAGGTCCGTTTTAACTTGAGTATTTATCTGGAAGAGTCCAAAAGCTTAAGGTTTTGCAAGAGGGTTGATCTCACAAGGTTGTGCCGGTGGATCAAAGTGTTCTGGTGGCGTAGAAACATTAGATGTAGGTTCTACTGGAGTAATAGTTACTCCACCTCCAACTCCTCCAACTCCTGCTATCGGTGTGATTGACCATGGATTTGTGAATGGAGCTAAATCTCCGTTTTCATCAATCTCATCTAAGGTGAAATCTGCTAAATCACCGATTCGTAATGTAATTGCTTGAATAATCTCATTTCTAATCTCAACAGGCGGGGATAACCAAATCGGTAGATTAAAAGTTAGAGTCCAAATAAGCAGTCTACGATCTATCCCAACAGGATAATTTTCCTCATTATTGATTCCAGTAAGAAAGAGAGAAGTAATTCTCGCCCAATCAAAAGGGGCATCATTAAACTGAAGTTGTAAATCATAGTCAAACATAATCAGAACTTGCTCGATGATCTGATAAAGTTGATCAGTGTTAGAAGCGTGAATCGCAAGCTCCATTTGCATATTGTATGGCACTGGCATAACACGTTTAATTGCTTTGACATCATCAGGAAACACTCCTCCCTGTTCAAGATAAGTCCGACGATCAGATTGATTTACACCTTTCATTCTAGTTGGATCCATCTCCAATCCAGTTTGATAACAAGCCATCATCGGTAAAGTATACTGCTTATTCTGAGTGTTGGAAGCGCCAATTGCTGTCACTACTCTATCACGAGATCCGTAGATAATTGGAACTTCAAGTTCTGAAATTTCTCCACAGCCGTCCATTCCAGTTCTTACCTTCAGACCAGTAAAAATATTAGCAAATCCAACAATGAATTTCTTAAGCTGTTGGTTATAATAGTAATGTCTTATCACTTTATAGAACCTCTTGTGAGAGTAATTTAACCGCCTTTTTCCATTTATCTGGATCAGACCGTTTTAATGACTTAAAAAATGAGCTACGATCATACTTTTTATTGTCTGCTTTGCTAACATCTTTTGAAAGAACATCTCCGTAAACATATCGAGTAAAGACTTCCTTCTTATCTTTTTCAGTAGAAGCTTTATGCTTTCCGAAAAGTCCTTTTAGTTCTCTAATTGATGACTTAACCCAAGGATCAAATTCAAGAGCAGATGTAAAGTATTTTTCTTGTTTTGCCTGTCCTTTACGTAGTCCCCTAATTGATTTTCCTCCAGTCATCGGATCATATTGAGATGGATGTAATAAGTGAAGAACCATTGATTGCACTGCATGTGTAAGTTCATGTTCTACTGTACCAAGCGTGTGATTGATTACTCGAGAAGCCTCACTATGATTAAAAGTAGAAAGAAGCTCTAGCATCTTTGGAGTTTTAACAGGCATATTTGGAATAGAAACAATAATTTCAGCTGGTTCAGCATAGAAAATTCCAAGTGGAAAATCTTTATCCATGTCTACTTTAGGGTGTTCTTTAAATGACACCACAAATTTAACATGTGCTTTTTTCAGTTCTTCCATTGCTTCGGGCCCTTTAACCTTTGCAACTCGTTCAAGATATTGAATAGGAAAATCTTCTACTGGGAAGTTCTTAAAAACAGCTCTATTCTTTGAGGCCTTTTGAACATCGCCAGCTATTGGAGGTTTAACTCCATGTTTTTTGGATAAGCGTTCAATTGCAAGTTTAATTACATCAAGATCATCTTCTTCATAAAATTTGTTTTTATCCTTTTTCTTCCAAAGATCTTCTGCTAAACCTTCAAGACATGCAAGATACCAATAAACAAAATAATCAAGCATAACTTGAGTTAGTTTTGGAGGAAGTTTAATCAAACCTTCGTTAAGATAGAGAGCAAAAGTAGATCCCATTAGAGTTTCCGATCAGGTGGTACTGATGATGGATTAAGCATCATACTTGCCATTGTCTTTTTATGAGACTCTGGAATTTCGCGTTTATTAACTTCAATTACTTTCCAACGTCCAATACCAGCATACCAGCGTAGTAAACGATCAGGTGGACGAATGGCCTGAGGAACTGCAGTATAAGTTTGACGATGGTAATGTCCATCTAAAATGGTAGCACCAGGTGGTAAAGCATCCCCAGTAGTAAATGCAGTTCCATCTGGTGGAATAGCATCTTCTGCATAAATGTCTCGGCCATCATAAGATCCGGCCACTCTTTTCAGTGACATTCCACTTTGAAGATCTTGTGGATCACCACCATCTTGTGGAACAGCATCTGCCGCTGCTTGCTTAATAGCATCAGTTGATTCATATGCTTGTTGATTCATCAACAAACCATTTAAGAGGAAATCATCATCAGTTTGTGATGAATTCACCGCACCCGGTAGACCCAAAATATCTTTGTGTTCAACAGATGGTAGAATCGGCTGAGCATAAAAACGATAAAGTTGTGGCTTCCAGTTCAGGGTATAACCTTCTGTGCTCCAACTACAATCTGTAACTTCAAGCCATTTTCTTACAGGTCGAAGCTGTGCATCATATTGAACTTCTCCAGGTAATTCAACAATATCACCAACAACAACTGGTCGACCCAATGTTCGAACCATTATAGCGAAAGAACAAGTAAAGATATAAGTTTGTGGGAGATTGATACCAAACTTAGCCAACTCGGTTTGAACATCCAGTAAATCATATGTGCACTTAATCATTGCAGATGTTCTGCAATATGCTCGATCACGATTTTCTAAGAGAACGTAATCTTCAATATTATCAAGTGATAATTGAGTAGATTCATTTAAATGTACTTCTACAACTTCCCACTGAAATCCTGTAGATATTCCATTAAAGTACGTGGGAACTATTCTCCACTTATTGTACTCTGCAGTCGAACGAACATTGATAATTACCAAGGAGTCTGTATCTGGGAGATTCGCAGCATCGATTCGTTTCCAAACTAAACCATCATCAGATGCTTCAATACGAACCTGTGTTACACGATTACGAGAATCAAGACCTTGACGAATCTTGATAGTAGCTATTCTTTTTCGAACTGGCGCTGGCGGTTGATATCGCTCGGCAGCGTTTCCAGTTGCTCCGATTTGTTGCCATGCTTTCTTAGTTCCAAAATCATATCCAATGAAAGCAGTTAAAACATCAGCCCCTGATTGTATCGATTTCCATGATGCATCGTTGACATTAAAAGCATCGAGTACATTATATCCACTTGGAGTTCCTGAGGAGAGAGGAAACCCTTCTCCGGTTTGATCAATCGTAGATCCTTGATTATGAACTCCGAGCATCGGAAACAGATTGACTGGGCCAGCCGCAATATTAAGTGCTTCAGCCATCAAGTTTGAAATATAAGCTGCTTCTTTATCTGCACACTCTGAAGTTGAATAGTCAAGAGTCCCAATGCATTGTTCTGGAGGAACATAAGGACCAGTTGGGCTTGGAAAAGCAAACGATAATGCTGGCTTAGCTGCACAATCTGAAGCAACTTCTGCACAGTTGTCAGGAATTGGGGTCGTATTAACAGGTTGATCAG